ATATTTCTTTGCAACTTGATCAGGAGTTTGTTCCTCTTTCTTCTTTCCCTTTCCTAACTTCTTTTGTATAAAAGTGGTTAGTTTTTTTATGACTGGTTTTATAATTCTCAATAATAATGGTGTTGCAGCTGCACCAGCTGTGGCCAAAACTGCAATCGCTACGGTTGTAGTTGACTGATTTACAGATGGCAAGAATTTTTCAGCTGCGGTAGTATCCTCATATAATGTCACACAGGTTTTACCATCAGCACTCAGATCATGACCAATTACTCTCTCATCACCTGACTGAGTTAAATCACCCACTCTTAATTGGCCAGGGCCTGGGCAATCAACTTCTTCATCTGTCTCTGGTATTTCTTCGGGTGTAAATTCTGGTGGAGTTGGTGGTGGTTCTACAGGTGGTGGTGGAGTTTCTCTTGTTATAATTAAATTCTCTGGTTGATAGTCCATCGCATCATAAGACGGATACTCACCATGAGGGCATAAAGTCATGACACCATCTGGATCCTGATTCACAAGATCATGATCAAATGGTAGTCTTGTCACATGATCTCTATTATCTGGATGCATCTTCACACAGCCAGGCATATCCACAATTGGAAAACCTATCTGTGTTGTAATCGGTGGATGATTACTAGGAACAAAAGGCACATCTTTCAACCAAATATCATTCGTTCCAAATTTAGAAACTATAATATTAGGAACTTCAATCTCTTTAATCGGTTCCATTCACTTAGAATGATGGGATACCTAATCCAACACCTTCAGGCATAACAGGGCCTGTTGACTTAGGTATCATATCAGTAAGTCCACCACCTAAATCTGGCATTACAGATTCCATTACTTTACTTTTGACATTTTCGATAATTGCATCCTTGCGAATATATACATACCCAGCAACACCCACAACGGTGAGAGATACAAGACCACTTGCAATAGCGATTCCATTTACTATTTTCTGTAACATAACTTTAGTTATTCTTCTTCGTTATTTAGTTCTGTTCGGTGTCTCCACGTCTGTCCACTGTCAGAGCCCATACATGGATTGATACATTTGACCACTCCACTTTTGTATTTGAACATCTGATTACAGACTAAACCAGCAAGATCATGAGGACAACCCTCCTTTCCATTTGACCAGTATAGTTGTCCATCTATCCAGTGTGCATCGCACTCTGAACATAGAGCGTTATTCAATGAGTGTTCCACGAGCTCTCCGAAGTTGTCTTAGTTCTTCAAAGTCTTTTTGTTTTGTACCACCATCATATGGCCACGCATATCCTTCTCCAATCATTTCTTCGTTAAGGGACACAGTTGCATCCCCGATATAAAGCCAGCCAAGAAGACGGCCGTATTTACCGACGCCACCAACAAGTTCAGTCCTAATAGTAAGCTCATCGTCACCGTCAATAGCACCTTCCAACTTGTCTTTAAGCCATTCAGTTGCGTCAATACCAAGTGCTTTCTCCTCTAAGTTTCTTGTACGTTTCTCTGGTGTATCAACACCAGCGACTCTTACTCTTTCTTTTTTGTAGAGATCGAATCCTAAGTCTATTGTAACATCAATTGTGTCACCGTCAACTACTCGGTTTATCTCCGTCACTCGAAAGTTGTAACAACTCTTGCGACTCGGTGGAACCATTGCTCCCATATTCAAACTCCATTAATGCTCTATTTATAGCGTCCTCTGGTTGGGTCATATTCTTTTCTCTCTGTCCTCTCTTAATATATTCTATTGCATGATATACTTTATCCCAATGTGATTCTTCAACTACTAATTCAAATGCACCAGCTGGTGGTGTCACTGGTGCAGTTCCACACATTGTCAAAAAGAACATCGGTAGTATTAATAATTTATTCATCAAGGTGTTTACAAAAACTAGGTTCCTCATCATACTTTCTTTCATATTCATATCCATTTGTCACAATTACTGGTGCAACAACACTATGAAACTCACGAAAGTATTCTTCTCGACTCTCTGCATACTTTCTTTCTTCTTTCTTCTTCATAATCCTTCACTCCAAAAGTTATCTACAGGAGTTATATTTCTTGCAACAAAATATAAACCAAGATTAGTTAAAAACCAAAAGGCATTTACAATCCAACTTTGTCTCCACAAGTATTTACGATTTGTTTCTACAATATAAATGTCTCTTTCATTGCCACCTTTTTTGACAATCTGTTCTAATCCTAATGCAACCACAAAACCGATTGCAAAAATATAAAAAATAAAGTTTAAAAAACTTGAACTGAAAAGTAAAAAACTAATCATTTGGAAAGTAATGGTCGTATCTCAATATGTAGTATATCACAATTCCTACAGAAATCAAGAGTAGTAATATCATAACATTAACACTATGAACCACCGTCATATTTTATCTCCATATCATCTAATCCTTTTACTTCAGATGGTGTTGTGGTTATTATTGTTTTAGGTTTATCTTTCTCTTCCCAAATTTTTTTAATCTCTTCTGATTGTCTATCAATATCTCTCATCGTGTTTGCAACTTTAATATCAATCCACTTCTGTTTTAACCATTCAATAATACCTAAAGCAAGAAAAGAGATAGGGAAGCGTTGCTTCTTCGCCCATCTCTCTGCCTTCGCATACCAAGGGTCTACACCCTTACCAAATTGTTTTTCAAATTCTATTTTCATGTGATCATTAGCATTGCATGTTGCAATTCTTTTGCATGGTTGAGTTCATCCTGTGCGATCTCTGCGATCTTAGCATCCTCTGGATGATATGCTGAATATTTAGTATAAGTTTCAAAGGCATGCTTTTCAATCTTCATATTAATATCATAAGCATTACTAGGATCGGCAAAATAGTACCCAACCATGATCCAATAATATAACAAAACAAGGTGCTTCGCGAGGAACCTGTCAATCCAGTGTTTATCTCCTCCCCTTCTTTCCATCTCTTCCAAGTGCTCTGTCTCATTTAGTGCCTGATAAAAGTGTTCCTTCATTAAGTATACATGATCTTGGCCTCTCAGACCAAGAGATTCACGAAAATGTAACACAGATATGAAAGCAAAGTAAGGTGCTCTCGCGATTACTTCCAGAACCCAGAATCTCTGAAAGTCTCTACCTCTGTAGAGGAAGTCAAGGATATAGATTGTAGTATCCAAGACCCATGTATTAAATTGCTTCATCTATATGCAATCATTGGTGAATAGGTTACTGCTAATACCACTACCGCAAATAGGATAGTCGTAGTTTTAACTGGTAAGTTTTCCATTTTTGAAAAGGTGATCCTCGTTTAAGATTTCGTACAAAGAATAAGGATGCTCCCTCAAATAAGGAACATCCTCTCTTGCGTGTCTCGCTGCTTCCCATGCGGTATCCGCATACTCACAGATGTGTTGTTCGGTGTTTCCTTGGTCGTGCCAAGCAAGGGTGTAATGGTGCATGATCTTTCAATTCCGTTACATATTATATAGCATATCATACTAGGTATAAATACGCATCAATGTGTCGGTTTACACACCTTGTTAGGGTATCAACTTATACTTTCTTGCTAGGGCCAGGTGCAATAACCATTGGTGCTTGTTCCAATCTTATTGTCTGTGCAGGTGCTGCTTGAGTTGCTTTCTCTATAAGCATCTCCATATCTTTCTTGGATATGTTTGCTCCACCACCAGATGATGCTGCATTCTTTTTCTTTTGTCCCGCTTCGACCCCAAAAGTAGCTAAAACTCCTGTGAAGACCGAAGCTATGAAAGTTGGATCAATCTTATCCTGTTCTCCCATACCAGGAAATTGGACGTAATTTAAGGTCAGTATTCCACCTGCCCAGATTAAAATTCCAAGTCTTACAAAAGTGCTCAGGATTGCCATCTGCTCTTCTTTATCATCCATTGCCTCTTTTATTTTACCTAGAGGACCTTTAGGTTTTACTTCTTCTTTTTTTACTGCTTCAGCCATGGGATCGGTATGTCTATATTATATATAGACACTTAATCCTTAGAATCCGAATGGTATGGGTGATTCTGGTGTAGCAGGTGCATCTGGTGTAGGTGTTGATGGTGATGGTAAACCTAGACTACCTCCACCTAAACCACCGAGGTCTCCAAGACCACCAAGTTTTTCGGTGACTGCTTCCATTACCTTGCCTTTGACGCTATCGATAATCGCATCCTTGCGTATGAATACGTAACCGCCAATACCAACAACGGTGAGAGATATAACACCACTTGCAATAGCGATTCCATTTACTATTTTTTGTAACATAATACTATTTAATACAAATTATATATCATACTCGCTATTTTCTCCCATATATTCGAGAGAAACAATTTCATGACGAATTTCTTTATCTTCTCTAAGTAACCATTCTGCAAACTCTTGACGAATAGAAATTGCATCTTTTAATTGATCTACATCACCATCAGTGCATAGTTCATTCATTCGGTCTATTGACCAATTGTAAGTTGTTCTAAGAGTCTTTGTTAAATTCACCGTAGTCTTTACGCATATAGCGTCCTAATATGTTGCTATTATAATACATTGGTGTCCCGTCGTCAAGTGACTCCATCAACACATTGTGTAAGAACAGTTGTTTTGTCTCTTCGTAGTTTACTTTTCCAAGGGTTGTGTGGAGGGAGATGATTTCTCTTCTGAAAGAGTCTCTACCAATTTCTCTAATATCTCGTTTAAGGTCGTCAGAGCTTCCATAATATCGCTTCCAGTCTGACTCTGAGGTAACTTTTCGTTTTCCTCCTTTGGGTTTTCTTTTTTGGGTAAAGTATTTTCTTCCGATATATTGCTTTCCGTTTGTAGTATTGGTGATGCGATAGACGAACCCATAGTAATCTCCAATATCATCAGAGGTAAAAGGATTACCTTCATACATCCAAGGGTTTTCATAATCGACTTCCAAAACAGTAATCATATTTTAACACATTCATATCTATATATCCATAAATATCAATAAACGATTATATAAATGACTGTCTATAGGAAAAACATAACAATTAATGTCGGTGAAACTTTTAGTGAAGATTTGACACTAATGGGTGCTGATGGTTCTGGTGTTGTCGATTTAACAGGTTATTCTGCACAATCAAAACTCAGAAAGAGTCCTACAAATTATAGGTTTGCAGACATTCAAGTTGGTATTGTAAATCCTTCTCAAGGATTAATTAATATTTCGATTGCAAGTACAATCACTAAATTTCTTCAAGGTGGTAGACATGTATATGATATAGTTTTAATTAAACCTAATGGATTTAAATCTGTTGCAATCGAAGGAAATGCACTTGTAAGATCAGGTATCAATACCTTTGTACATTACTTTGGTTCTCCATAAATAAAAGTAAAAATATAATGGCAGTTTTTAGTACCAATTTAGTAATATACAAACATACTGACTTTGAGCAAACCTTTGCACTAGAAGATAGTAACACAAATAGTGTCAAAAATCTAACAGGTTTCTCTGCCACTTGCAAAATGCAAAGGACATTAAATCTAGGTAGTCTAACAGAATTTACAATATCATTTTTAAATGATAGAACACTAGGTAAAATAAGAATTTCATTAACAGATGCACAGACAGCAAATATTGAAGAAGGTAAATATTTTTATGAGTTAATGTTGACTGACCCGAATGATGTGGTTGAGAGAGTAATTGAAGGAGTTGTAATAGTTAAACATCCAGTCACTTGGAATTCTCCTAATCCTTTGACTCCTTTTGACGCTCAAGTTCCTTAAAATAAAAACTCTCACACTTAAAATAAATTCTAAGCTGAGAGTATTTTGATTTGTTGTATTTGTATTCGATTGGTTTGGAGTATTCTCTGAATGGATTTCGATGGATTGATAGTTTGTCGTATTTTGATAGCATATAGTACCTAAAGGCACTTTATTTATACGATTTTGGTATCAATTATGGCACAAAGTCAGGAAAATCATACGGACCATTTAACTTCTTTTCTAACTCTCTTTCATCTAAAACTTCGTGAATAATATCTTTCAACTCCTTCTTCAAAGCATCAGATATTATATTAATTTCCTTTGGTTTTACATCAGGAATTTTAGCACGTTGTTCTTCAATACTCGTGCCATCACCTGTACTAGTCCCGTAGGACATTCCTTGGGTATCAATTTTCATAATAAAAATTTATTAATTAAACTCCTGGTAATTTAAAGTTAGGATCTAATTTAAAATCCTTAGTAACTCCTTTACCTGGTGTATACTTACCTTTTCCAGCAGCAGCATTTTTAGCAGCTGGAGTTCCACCAATAATATCTGCTCTATTAATTTGACCTTGCATTTCTACAATACCTTGAATTGTTTCTGCATCCATCTCAGTCATCACATAGTTTGCTTCTTCAATTGTAGCAACTTGTTCTGTAGATAGCAAGTATTCAAGAACTAAATCATAAGCATCATATTCATAACTAGAATTAACATCTGTTTTATCTGTTTTAG